GCATCTTCATCCTTCCAATTTGGACTTGGACGATCAGAATGTATATGAGAATGTCTTCCACGATGGAAAGTGGGCTGGTATCTTCCAGTTTACAGAGTCTGGAGCACAGAACTTCTGCAAGTCTGTAAAGCCACGTAACATTGTTGATATCTCTGCTATCACTTCTATCTTCCGTCCCGGCCCACTATCTGCAGGTGTGCACGAAGATTATGTAAAAGCAAAGGAAGCACCACACGAAGTCTTTTATGAGAATGAGATTGTAAAGCAAGTGACTGGTGAGACTTATGGTTTCCTTATTTTCCAAGAGCAGATTGCACTATTGGCTCACAAGTTGGGTAAGAATGTTTCTCTTGACGAGGGCAACTTGCTTCGTAAACTCTTGACAAAGAAAGGGACAGGTAAAGGTGCAGAACTCAAGTATGATATTAGAGATCGCTTTGTGTCAGGCTGTACTGAGAAAGGTATGCGAAGACAAGATGCAATGGAAATGTGGCAGAACTTTGAATACTTCTCAGGCTACGGTTTCAACAAGTCTCATGCTGTTTGCTATTCAATCATCTCTTATCAATGTGCTTGGCTTATGACTTATTACGAGGGTGAGTGGCTTGCCTCCTACTTGGACAAGGTATCAGACAAGAAGAAAGAATCTGCAATTGCAACTGCCAAGACATTGGGATACACAATCTCCAAACTGAATGTAAATATCTCTGGTAAGCAATGGGAGTATGATGAGCCTAGCAACTCTCTACTTCAGCCTCTGACTACCATCAAAGGGCTAGGTGACTCTGCTATGGAACAGGTGGTTAATAACCGCCCATTTCACACTGTAGAGGACTTTCTGTTCCATCCTGATGTCAAGTATAGCAAACTTAATAAAAAGGCTTTAGACGTGCTTGTGAGGGCTGGAGCGTGTGATCATTTAATGGATAGTCGATTCACCGGTATGAAGCATTTTTGGAGTGCTGTAGTGGTAGATCGTCCCAAAAACAAGAAGAAGTTCCATGAGAACATTGAACTGTACAAAGCAGAGGGAAGCTTCACAAAAGATGAACTAATTTCTCAGAAGTCAGATCTAACAGGTATCTTCCCTTTCGACTTGGTTATGAGTGATTCAGTTCGAATTAAACTAGAAGACTCTCCAGTCGTGCCTATCTCTGAGTATGAGGTTGCATTGTCTGTAGATTCAGATCAAGACGATCAATTATTGGTATGGTTTGTGCCTCGTAAACTTATCAAGAAGAAGACAGCAAGAGGTAAAGAATACTGGATTCTCAAAGTTGTGGACTCAAACAATGCGATGGTAGACATCAAGTGTTGGAACCCGACAGACAAGGACACAGTATACGTCAATCAGCCTTATATGGCAAGATTGGACTACAGTGAGCAGTGGGGCTTTAGCACACGCTCAATTAGAAAATGTTTTAGGTTGCTAGGATAAAGGAGAAAAAATCAATGAATGACAAAGAACAACTTAAGAAACTAGGAGAACTAGTGAACCACCCAGATCACTATGGTGGGAAAGAGAATACATATGAAGCAATCAAGGTGATTGATGCTTGGGGACTAGGCTTCCATCTTGGGAATGTTATCAAATATATCTCAAGAGCAGGAAAGAAAGATCCAAAGACGCTAATTCAGGACTTGAAGAAAGCAGCATGGTATCTTGAGAAGTATATTGAGAAGTTGGAGGAGAAATGACAAAGAACGATTGGGTAGTTGATAACAACAATTTCAGGTATTTCAATCAAGACGGTAATCTAATCGTGCACATATTCAAAGCACAAGGAATATGGCAAGGATATGTGCTCGGTTATGATCAGCCAATAAAACAAAGACAATTGTCCGAAGCACTGAAAGATGTTGATAGAGCACTTAAAGAATGTGGATGGGAAAGATGAATAAATCTTGATGTTTAGTCGTATATAATATAGGAGGGTTTATTATGATAAGCAAAAAAGAAATTAAGAAGAACATTAAGCAGACATTAGAGATTGAAAGAATGTTACTGCAATTTTTATCCGATCCAAAATTGCCAGAAGATCAAGTCCATCTCGTAGTTGGCGAATTGATACAAGCATCAGGCTTTATTGCTCGCTTCAAAGATGCTCTTAAAGAAATGGAAACAACGAATACGAACAAATACAAAAAGGGGGATAAGTGAACAAGATTATATTAGGAAACTGTGTTGAGGTGATGGATCAATTAGAAGATGAGTCCGTCGATGCATTCGTCACCTCTCCACCTTACGATCAACTTAGGGACTATAACGGATATTCTTTTCCGTTTGAAGACATCGCTCGCAAGATGTATCAAAAGCTAGCAAAGGGTGGCGTCATTGTATGGGTAGTAGGAGATGCAGTTCTGAAAGGTTCAGAGTCTGGCTCCTCCTTTCGACAAGCCATCTTCTTTCAAGAGTTGGGGCTAAACATCCACGACACAATGATCTATGAGAAGAATGGTTCGTCTTTCCCTGCAAGACGCACAGGCAATAGATACTCACAGGTGTTTGAGTATATGTTCGTGTTCAGTAAAGGCAAGCCAAAGACAGCGAACCTCATATGCGACAAGCCAAACAAGTGGAGCGGCTACACCTCGTTCGGGACTTCAACGAACCGCAACGCAGCCGGTGAACTCGTAAAGGCAAAGAACCGCAAGCCTACGCCTAATTTTTCCCCCCGACATAACGTTTGGAAGTATAATACAGGCAAAAAATACACAACAAATGACGACTTTGCCTATAAACATCCGGCAATGTTTCCAGAATCACTAGCAGAAGATCACATTATGACTTGGACAAATGAAGGGGACTTAGTTGTTGATCCATTTGTAGGAGCAGGAACCACCACAAAGATGGCAGCAATCAATGGAAGACGTTGGTTAGGCATCGACATATCAGAAGAATATGTTGAAATTGCAAACAAGCGAATGGAAATCGCAGATCAAATGATCCGTGATGGATACACCAAGGACTACACACCAGAAGTAGAAGAAGGCAGCCTATCAAGAAAAGAAGTATCAGCAATGAGCAAGTCAGAGTTGATAGAACTTGTAATAAAGTTGAATAAATAGAGTCATTCAAACGTATAATATATACAAAAAACCTTTCGCTTAGGGTAAAACAAGCAACAAGACAACACAAAGGAGAGATTATGTCTACAACACAATTAAAGCTAGCTTTTGACGCATCACAACTTATTTATAAACCAATATCCAGATCAGATTTATATACTAGTCAGATTGACAACTATATTGAAATGGATGAGGATGATTCATTTGAGATTTTGGCAACCGGAATGGTTCCTGTTGATGAACTTTGTAGAGGAAGATACCAAATCAGAAAAAAAGAAATCAAGAAAGATCACTTAAAATCGATTTTCGAAAATATGATCAAGAGGCACAACGAAGGCGAAAAACTTATCTTAAAGCAAATCATCATTGCTGCTAATAATTCGGACAGTCAGTTTATCGAAGTTGCTCAAGGGCATCATAGGCTTGAAGCATGGATAAAGTTCTGTACAGATATTCTAGGAAAGAAGAGAGATGAGATTCGTATTCCCTGTATGATTGTTGAAGTTAAGAAAGAAGGGGAATTCTTTCAATTTTTGAACAGAGTTCAAATGGATCTTCCAGAGCCGCAACTAGGTTCTTCAGAAGAAGACGTAAAAAAATATATCGAGCACCAACTTCTTACTTATAATACGGAATTAGTTTCCGACATTAAAAACCCAGACAATGATTTCGATGATTATAAAGATGAAATCTATGAAATCTTGAACAAAGGTGGGTATAAAAACTATTTTAGTAACGGAAGAAGCAAAAGGAATTTTGTGTCTGGCTTCTTGGAAGAAATGTTTGGAGATTCTTATACATCAAAAGTTGATAGAATTAACGAACCTAAGCCAAATGAAATCAATATAGCAATGTCTGAATCTTGGGGCTTTCAACAGAAAAACCCTCCCTATGGGCAAGACTGGGATATGGACACAATTGGCGTAACTGGAAACCAAGACAGCATAATGAAGAGTTATTATCACTGTGGAAGATCCAGAATGGAACAAATGGTACGCTCAGGCGATCCTATGCTAACAGAAATTGGCTATGTCAACAGTATCGTATATTTTACAGGCATTGGAAGAAGTAGAGGAAGAGCCGAAAGCGAACTAACACTTAGTATGTTTCAGAATTTAAACCTAAAAAGAAAGAAATTCTTAGAAGAAAGAATAAAAGATAACATATACGGCAGAAATGCTTTGTATACAATCATGCATTCAAAAATTACATTCTGTTATCAATTCGAGGGCAAGAACAGAAAAAATAGTGAAACAAGAAACCTTATGTTTATTTACGACAAAAAAGAAAAAACGTTTTTCCATATCGACAACAAGACTGGTAAAAAGACAAAATATGATACATTCTTTGAAGAATACAATCTTAAGTTTGATAGTGCTCCACCCAAGTTAGATAGAACTGTGGAGATTTACAAAGAAATAGCAGAGATTGTTGGGTTCGAGCAACGCACTAAAGTAGAGAGCAGAGATTATGCTAGTCAGGCGTGGTATACACGAGACGAAGCAAAAGATATTTTTGAGTTCTGCGGAGTAAAAATTACAGATTCAGAATTCCAGAAAACGAACATATCAACTAAAGTTATGAATCATACATTGTTTTCTAAGTTTGTTCCGGGATGGGCATGGCAGGATACAGTTCATACCCACCCTTCCGTAGAGAACGCAGAAGCACTCTTGAAGTGGGTTAGCAAATCAAAAATAAAATAAATCTAGAAAAGGGGAGAGTAAAATGAATATTCTCTCCCTTTCAATCGTATAATAAGTAACAGGAGGAAATATGGAAGTTACAAACGAAGAACCAGAACAAACAACTGGACTAACACAGGGAGATTTGGCAATTGCTGCTTATGCTCTCGCAGAGACGTTCAACTCTTACCTTGAACAATATGAAGCAGAAGACTATGGAGAACTTAGCAAAGAGCAAATGGAATCATCGTTGGATTCTTTGCGCACCGCATTCTCAAAGTTTGACGCAATCCTTAGAGCTATGCAACCAGAAGCACAGGAGCCAGAGCAATGACAGCTATATTAAGCTTAACAATATTTATTACCATCTTTGTTTATGCATGGATGACTTATTTTGGAGATTAAATGAATAAATGGATTAAAGAAGGAATGAAGAATGGAGCAGAAGCGCTTTTGTTCTTTGTTGTTGTGTCCTCAATCTGGGCACTTATAATTAAATTATCAGATAACCTAGGGATTAGTCCTGGATGGAGTATGTTGGCATTTTTTATAATTGCAATATTCTCTATGAGTCTCGCCTCTGCAAAAGCGAAATATGATCTAGAACAAAAATATGGAGGAAAAGAATGATCTTAGAATATAGTTTTACACACCCAAATGTTGTCCCACCAACAAGGGCTAACCCATCAGATGCAGGATTGGATATCTTTTTCTCTCCTTTGGATGTCAATGAGGCTATTGAGTTAGCGCCCGGACAGTCTTGTCTGTTACAGACTGGGCTTCGATTTGGAGTTCCGCACGGACACATGCTACAGATTATGAATCGATCATCTGTAGCTTCAAAGCGTAGTTTATTGGTAGGCGCTTGTGTTGTGGACTCTGGGTATGACGGAGAAGTCTTTGTCAATTTGCACAACGTAGGAACAGCTATTCAGCGCATCGAACGAGGAGAGAAAATTGCTCAAGCAGTATTAATCCCAATCATCCCTTTCCGTGCTTATTGTCGTCATGATGGAGATCTTTATAGTTACCCAATCTCAATGTCAGATAGAGGTGATGGCGCACTTGGATCTACAGATATTGTTGGTAAGCCAATTATTGGCGATAATACAAAGTATGGCGATATTTACTCTCAAAATAGTAAGCCAGATTAATCGAAAAAGGAGGAACTGTTATGAAAGGAATTAAGAAAGACAAGCAAATATTATTTTTGGAAACAGAAAAGCGACACGCTGATCTCAAAATCAAATTAAAGCACTATGGCATATCACAATCAGATTTCATTAGAGGCTGTATTTCTGGAATAATTAATGACGATGAACAGTTCCTCCAATTCTTTTTTAAGCTGCTAGAAGAGAAGTCATATAGAAAGTCTTCTAAAAATAAGAAAAAGAATGAAGATTTGATTAAGAAAGGACTAAATACTATTGATGAAGACTTTGATCTCAAAGATTCTGAAATCGAAAATATTTTCGATATAATTGAAAAAGATCATCCGGATTTATGATTTTTGGATAGAATATCACTATTTATTGAACAAAATGCATTTATTTGTCATGACAAAAAGGAGATTTTAAAATGGCTAAAAAGAAACTATTATTAAACGAGGGTACCACTCGTCAATTTATGAAATACGCAAACATCAAGCCTACCTACGTTTCCAACTTCTTGAATGAAGCCGAAGAAGCTGAAGAAGAGATGGATATGGAAATGGACGAAGAGCCTGCTGGGGAAGCAAAAGCAGATCCAGAAATGGACGCTGGTATGGAAGTTGAAGATGAAATGGAAATGGAAGAACCTGCTGAAGAAGGTGGCGACGCCGAAGCAATGGTTATGGATCTTCTTGGAGCTATTAAAGACTGGGCTCAATCTCAGGGTGTATCTATGGAACTCGAAGGCGACGAAGAGGAAGAAGATATGGAAGATGAAGGCATGGAAGATATGGAAGCAGCACCCGAAGGAGGTGATATGGGGATGGCTGACGATGAAGAAGTGGATGCTGATCTTGCTGCTGCCGGTGCTGAAGCAGTAGATGATGAAGAAGTTATCGCTGAAGTCACACGCCGAGTTGCCAGACGCCTTTTGAGAGAGTCTGCAAGAAGAAGATAATTGAATAAACAGTAGATTTCAATCGTATAATAAGGGCAGGCTATGAAAGTTTTGCCCTTTTTTGTTTTAACCAAGGAGTATATATGAACAAAGAAAATGAAGAAATTGAAGAAACCTCAGAGGAAATTGCTGAAGATCAACAATTTGATGATGAATCTTCCGGGTTAGAAGAAGAGGAAGGAGAGAGAATCTCTCTTGAAGAATTGCTTGAAATGGTTGCTCAGAAAGCAGAAGAAGAAAGCGAAGAAGATAAACTCGAATCAATGAGATCTGTTGGGCTCTATGGCGACGTAGAGGAAGAAAGAATCGCAGAAGTTATTTCTGCACTGTTGACATTGCAACATGTAGGTATGCCAAAGTATGACGAAGGAGGCGCACTAACAGAAGAAGGTAAGCCAATTAAGTTATATGTATCTACCTATGGTGGATCTGCAGATGATATGGCTGCTTTGGTTGACATTATGAATGTTGTAAAAAAAGATTGTCCTATCCAAACAATTGGAATTGGTAAGGTTATGTCTGCAGGCGTTTTAATCTTGGCATCAGGAACCAAAGGAGAGCGATATATCGGAAAGAACTGTCGTGTTATGATCCATTCTGTGATTGCAGGAAATCATGGCTCTCTACATAATTTGGAAAATGAGTTGTCTGAAGTAAAGAAGATGCAAGAAATTTATTTAGAATCTCTTGCTGATGCAACAAATATGTCAAAAAAACAACTCAAAAATTTTATGAGAAGAAAACAAAATGTCTATTTAAGTGCAGACGAAGCAATCAAGTTAGGGATTGCAGATAAAATATTGGAGTAAAATTATGGCTGTAGATAAAGTATTTTTTAATGAAGCGTCCGCTTCCAAGTTGGGATGGGATCCCACTTGGTTCGGACATGATGCGTTTGACGAAAAGTTAGTTCGCATTATTAAGCAATGGCAGAAAGACAGAGGGTTGACTGCCGATGGTATGTGTGGTGAAGGAACGTTCCGTGTCCTTTTCAATGAGAGAGAAGCGCATATCTCTGATTATGTGTCTCCTAATTATGACAATGACGGTTTGGCTCGCATTGTCTATAACTCTAAGGAGTTCCCTATTGAATGGGATAAAACTGTTCTATGGACAGATAAGGGCGGATTAATGGCTAAATTGGGCTGCTATCGTTCTCAGGCAGGCAAGAAACCTAGAAAGATCACGCAATTTATTAATCACTGGGATGTGTGTTTGAACTCCAAGACATGTCAACGAGTTTTAGACAAGAGAGGAATCTCTGTTCATTTCTTGATTGATAACGATGGAACAATCTATCAAACTATGGATCTTCAGCATATTGGATGGCATGCAGGTGTTTCAAAGATTAATAACCTTTCTGTAGGTGTTGAGATCTCAAATGCTTATGATCTCAAATGGCAATCTTGGTACAAGAAGAATGGCTTCGGAGAACGCCCAGTCGTTACAGATGCAGAAGTTCATGGCAAGACATTGAAGCCTCACTTGGGATTCTATCCAGTTCAGTTAGAAGCTTTGAAAGCATTATGGAAAGCAATCCATTTGGCTTGTGGCGTTCCCTTGGAGACACCTACAGGCGCTTCTAAGAATGCCTTTGATAGTCAGTGTGCAGCAGGCAAGACAAAAGGATTTTTGAGCCATTATCACATCAAGAAAACTAAGATCGATTGTGGCGGACTTGATATTCAGAGATTATTAGGAGAGATCTAAAAATGAATAATTATGAAGATTTAATCAATACACTTCTTAAGGAAGCGATTGAGAAAGAGAGATTAGAAGAGAAGAATACCAATCAGGAGTTCAAATTGGACACTGATGCTGTTGTTGGTAATGTCGATCAGATCCAACAAGACTCCTCAGTCTCAGGGCAAAATCTGATTTTAAACATCCAAGATATAGCCAGATCTCTTATAACTGGAACAGAATCAGATCAAAGAGATAGTATGTCAATAGCGACAGCCTTTGAAAAACTTAGAGAAACAAACGTTCATGTGGAAAGTTTGAAAAATGTTGATGAAAATGGATTAATACCCACTCTGATATCAGCCTTATCTCATTATTTTCTAGCACCAACGAACCCACCAAGATGTACAGATCTGTCGAGCATGTTCACTAGGTATACTGTTTTAAGTGCCTATTCTTTGATATTTAAGGAATATTCTGGATCTCCAGCAGGCTTTGTTAATGAAAGTTTCTTAGCAGGATTATTAGGCGGAACTTCAATCCCAGCCACAAGCGGCAAGACAATTGCAGATATTGGGCTGCAAGGCGGCACTATTGGCATTTCTCTTAAAACGGTAAAATCAGATGATAAACTATCTGGATCTTTTACCAATCTAATGAGAACACTTGGAATTAAATTTAGAGTTGAGGGAGCGTCGCGTGATTACTTGTCTACTTTTGATAGCCCAAAACATTCAAAAGGGCTGTATTATTTGCTCTTTAACAAAGATAGCGACACATCTCATACAATTTCTTGCTTCAAGGTAGATAGAGAAGAGGTGTTGCAAGCATTTGAAACATATTATACGGGACAAAGAGGAGCAGTGATGTCAAAAGACAACGACGGGACTTATGTGTTTCGTAGCAAAAAAGACTTTGACAATATTAAGAGTAAGTTTGCTGGGTTATTGGGAGTCAAGTTTGACACAAATTTATCTGATAATATTGTTGGGATCTCAAATCTTACAAAAGTGTCTCAAGATATTGCAGTGCAGCAGCCAATAGTCGATGATGATCAGTCTGAAAACATTCAGCAAATTGTGAAAACTTTAAATCTTTTAAATAATTTTTATTCTTCATATGTCAATTCTGTTGTGTCATTTATTTCTGATCCGATGGGCGCTAACCTTAAAAATATAAAAGATCAGTTTGTCGAAATGTCTAAAATTGATCCAGTTAACTTAATTAATCCAAATAAATGCGATTGACTTTGAATAAAACAGTGATTATAATCGTATAATATATATCGAAATAATCATTGGAGGTTTAAGTGAAAAAGATAATATTGAAGGGTGAAAAACTAAGACAGGCTATTGTTGATGCAGTTAATACATTGGCGGAGCCTGTCGCTTCTACATTAGGGCCGAAAGGACAAGGTGTTCTTATTAAGAACAAAGGCAAGGCTTGTTATGTAACCAAAGATGGCGTAACGGTTGCCAAAGAGGTTGACGGTATTGATCGTGTGACAGATGCTATCGCCGAGATCGTAAAACAAGCAAGTCATGAAACAAATATAATCGCAGGTGATGGAACCACGACATCATCTGTGCTCACTAGAGCCATTATTAATGAAGCCCAGAAATATATCGTATCTGGTGTTTCTCCGATTGAACTCAAGCGAGGAATGGATAAGACTTGCGAACTTTTAGTTCAAGGATTGGAAAGCGTTGCTCGCCCTATTCGCTCTGTCGAAGACATTCAGCACATCGCTCGGATATCCGCCAACAATGATAAGATGATTGGGGATCTAGTGGCAAGAGCAGTGGACTTGGCAGGCAAAGATGGAACCGTAATCATCGAAGAAGCTAGATCAAATAAGACTTCTCTTAATCTAATTGAGGGCTTTAAGATAGATTCAGGATTTGCAGCAGGTGCTTTCATGACAGATGAGCGACGAGGGATATGCTATTATGATAATCCTTTGGTATTAGTCACTGATGAACGATTAGAGACGGTAGACGAAATGCTCCCTTTGCTCGAGCAAGTGGCAAGAGACGGACGTCCTCTTGTTATTGTAGCAGAGGAAATTGAAGGACAAGCACTTGCTGCTCTTATTATGAATGCAATTCGTGGTACAATGCGAATTGTAGGTATTAAAGCCCCACGATATGGAGAAGAGCGAAAGTCTATCTTAAAAGACTTGGCTATCTCTGTTGGAGCGGATTACATTTCAAGAGAAGCAGGACTACTTATGCGTGATGTTAAGATAGAGCACCTAGGTACATGCAAATCAATTGAGGTAGGAAAATCAATGACTACCTTTGTTGGAGGAAAAGGAGAGGGACAAGCAGTTGAAGAAAGAATCGAAGCAGTCAAAGGACTACTCAGACAAACAGAATCTGAACATGAAGCAAAGATTCTTAATGAAAGAATCACTCGTCTTGCGAGTGGTGTCTCAGTCATTCGTGTTGGGGGTGCGACGGACGCTGAGATGGTTGAGTCTAAACACAGAATAGAAGATGCCTTAGAAGCCGTTAGATCGGCTCAGAAGGACGGCATTATTACTGGGGGTGGCACTGCCCTATTAACAGCCATATTTGTCTCTGATGGCGATTCTCTGGAATTTGAGAATGACGATCAAAGTATAGGCTGCAAGATTCTTCTTAAGGCTTGCGAGGCTCCTTTCCGTCAACTTTGCATCAATGCTGGATTATCTGAGGATATTCTTCTTAAAGAGGTTCAATCTCAGAATGATGTTAATAGTGGATTTGATTTCCGTAATTATGAAATGTGCAATATGTATGAAGCAGGTATTGTTGATCCAGTTAAAGTTACGAAGAGTGCACTTATTAATGCTGTATCCGCAGCATCAACTTTGCTAAATACTAATTATGCAATTATTCAAATTGAATAAAATTGCTAGCTCAATCGTATAGAATATATCAAAGGGGGGAAAATGAAAAATGAAATTCTATTAGGAGATTGCTTGGAGATGTTGGATATGATTGAAACAGAATCTGTAGAGATTGTAATTACAGATCCTCCCTATGGCATCTCTCAGCTTAATCACGATTGGGACAAACAGCAGATAGACAATTCGATTAGCAAATCAAAAATCAGTACTGTAAAGTCAATCCCAGTTGGAATGAAATTCGATCCTAAAGACTCTAGAGAGTTGGGCACTTTCTTAGGTAAAGTGGCTGAAAAGTTATATAGGGTTCTTAAGCCCGGATCTTTCTGTTTGGTTTTTAGTCATCCTAGATCTGTTCATCGTGTCGCACTTGGCTTTGAGGAAAAAGGTTTCGAATTTAGAGATCAACTTATTTGGGATTATGGCATCGGACAATGCAAGGCACAAGGTATGCAAAATTTCATCAAGAAAGCTAAATATATTGATGAAAGTCAAAAGGAGGATATCATTCAGAAACTAAAAGGGTTTAAGACTGCTCAGCTAGCCCCAACTTATGAATCGATATTATTGTTCCAAAAGCCTAAAGTCGGCACGACGGTTCAAAATTATCTTAAATACGGAACTGGGCTTGTTGATTTTAGGAATGGTGCTAGATCTAATAGGTTTAGTCATAGAAAGCCAAACAAACAAGAAAGACTAGAAGCAGGAAAACATCCAACTTTAAAGCCTTGTTCTTTGATAGAGGACTTGATTAAGGTATTTTCTAGAGAAGGAGATACAGTTTTAGACTGCTTTTCTGGATCGGCTTCTACTGGCGTAGCTTGCATCAGGACAAAAAGAAATTATATTTTAATCGAGAAATGTGAAGATTATTATGAACAATCAGTAGAAAGGCTGAGGCTAGAGCAGGAGAAACTAGTATGAAAATCACAATACAAAAAACAATGTATCTTGAAGAAATACCCGAAGAAATTGATATATCTTTCGATACAATAGATAACCGTTTTGCAGGAGCCAAGCAGATACTAAACTTGGCATCCCAGAATGCCCTAGAGGGCAGATATGTAGACGCATCAGAAGACTTGGAGAAATTGCGTGAAGTCTTATCTTTGATTGATAAGAACTTAGAAGAACAACAGTCCCTTATGTTATCTTATGAGAAGATACGTATCACAGCCCAGTATCCACAGGAGCAGAAAGATGAACAATAGCACATTTATGCCCGGTGATCTGATTATGGTAAAGCAAGATTCTTGGATTACAGATGTAAAGTCTTGGACTTTGAGTATTGCAAAAAAATCATTAAAAGGCATATTCTTGGGTATGCTTATAGAAGAGAACAAATCTTATCACGACTTTCTGAGTCCTTGTAAAGTTGCTATTGATGGGGATAAGATTATTGTGGTAGATTTAAGTAAGATTAGTTATTTCAAAAAGAGGAGAAATTATGAAAAAGTTAATTGAAGTCACGCAGAATTCTGCGACAACAAAAACATATTCTTTAAGAGAAGTGTTTGTCAATCCGGACTTTGTGGTATCGCTAGTACCAGATACGAACACAAAGCGATTGCTATCAGAGGGTAGGTTACCGGAGGGTATTAATTCAGCAGCAGAGTTTACTAGGGTTATTATCCATAAAGGTTCGAGCGGACAAGAGATGGTGGTAGTTGGATCAGTAAATGATATCCAAGTAAAACTTTACTCTAATCCAACTAATATTCTGAAGGGGTAATATGCTGTTTTATTTTAAAATATATGCAAAAGTTAAATGTCCGTTTTGTGTTGATGCTATCAACAAAATGAACGAACATGGGTTTGATCATGCGCTCATGATCATAGACAAATCGCCAGATTATTTTGAAGCAATTAAGCGAATCTTTGATCATCATACTGTGCCAATCATTGTAAAGGTTTCAAAAGTTGATGGCAAACAAGAATTCATCGGCGGTTTTGATGATTTTCAAAAGTTCTTATATGAACAAGGTTACGAAAAATGTTAGATTATAAATATGAAATATCAGAATATTACCGATGGATGCAGAGAGTCTGTCGGTATGCTAAAAAAGAATATGATGCAGAGATTGAGCTAGGTGCTGAAGATAACGCCTTTACATATTCTTATGGTAATAAAAAAATAGAAGTTAATGGCAGAACACCTCCGAGAGATATGCTTTATATTCTTTTGCACGAGGTTGGACATGTTTCTAGGATGCTTGAGAATGAGGAGGATTCAACATATTTTATGGATCGCTCTGGCGAGAAGAACATAAGAGAAAAAACTATGGTTTTAATGGAAGAGGTACTGGCTTGGCATAAGGCAGAAGAATTGGCTAATAGACTAGACATACCTCTAGAGAAAAGGGCTTGGCAAAGACTAGTTAACAACACAACTCAGAGATACATAAGATGGACTAATAAGGAGAATAAGTGAAGAAAATATATTTAGTTTGGTATAGACTCGATGAAGATTCAGAAGATAGAATTAGGGGTGCAGCAATTAATTGGGAAAGAGCTGAAAAAATGGCACTTAATCTAGAATTTCATTTGAACGCTATTGGCATTAAAGACTTTAAATTTGGAGTTAAATCATATGAACATGGTTCAATGAATTTGGATCTGATAGATAATGATGGCTGCTCAAATAGTTGGGGAGTTGAGGAGTTTGGAGAATGACAATGGAGAGAAGATTCAAAGCATATGGTTTAAATATTAATAATATTAAAATTATCAAAGAGTATAAACTATTTGGAGTTACAGAGATTTTAGTCAATGGCAACATCTGGGTTGTAGAAACTTTAGAATTAAACAAGTTATTTAAGGAGATGAAATGAAAAAAATAGATAAGCCTTGGGGCAATGAGATCTGGTGGGCTCATGTAGACGGGCGATATATGGGAAAAATCCTGAATATCAATAAAGGGCATAGACTTTCTTTGCAATACCACCAGAACAAAGAAGAGACAATATATGTTTTGAAAGGTAGGCTTAAACTAACTTACTCTTCTACAAAAGATGGAGAACTTAAAGAATGCATAATGGAAGAGGGAGAATCTTACCATGTATATCCATTGTCTGTTCATCGGTTTGAGGCGTACAATGAGGACGTTACTTTGCTAGAGGTTAGTACAGACTACCCAGATGATGTGATTAGAATCGCTGATGATTATAGGAGAGAAGAGTGACTTATTTTCAAGAACAAAGACTTAAGAAAGTCATTTTATGGAGACTTTGTTCTATCTCCATTACTATGATAGCAACTTGGATGTATACAGGCTCTGTTAAAGAAGCATCATTCTTTACTATGATGTTGCACATTGCATTAATGTCTGCTCATTATGCTTTCGAAAAATGGTGGGATAAGGTTCAATGATTACTGCAATGGGAGATGTTATGAGAGAAGCCTACAAACGTGGGTGGATCACAACAAGAGACGGAAACTGTTCTCTCCGCAGAAGCGGAACGGACATACTTTATATTACACCATCAGGGGTTCGGAAGACTACGATCATTCCTGAGACGATCGTGCGTATTCCAATCTTTGAGGACAAACTAATATTAGATGGCTTGAACCCAAGTGGAGAACTTGAGATGCACTGGAAACTTCAACAAAAGTTCAGACACAGTACCAAAGCAGTTCTTCACCTCCACCCTACCTATACCATAGCCGCAATGAGAGCCGGATGGAATCTTAGAGAACTTGCAGAAAAGTTCCCAGAGGTTCACAGATATACAAAGGTTGGAAACAATGTTCCTGTTCTTCCTGCAGTGTCACAAGAATTGGCTACAGAGACTTTCTACAGAATGTCATTCCCATATAATGTTAATATAGTTGGACAGGAACAACATGGCGTGTGTGCTATGGGCAAGCACCCATGGGATGCTTTTGAGCATATCGAGAGGCTTGAGCATATCTGTCAAATAGCGCTGGCATCGGGAGTGTAGATGGATAATACAAAACTTCTTTTGCTATTCATAACGCTGACAACTGCGCAGATTCTTTCTTGGTATCAGTCCAACTCATTGATTATGTGGGAATGGGTTAAGGAACATTCGGTTGCAATTATTATGTGTTCTTCGCCTTTTGTCGGACTTTTGTTTGCTTACGGCACCAAGATAGGATATGAAGTACTTGGCACTCTTTGGGCTATTAGATTCTCAGCCTTTGCAGTTGGGTACTTGGTGTTCATCATTCTTGCTTGGATTCACTTCGATGAGAGCCCATTCACTCTTAAGAACCTTGTGACTTCTATTCTTTGCTTTTCATTATTGGGAGTACAAATCTTTTGGAAAACTAATTAATTAAATGTTCGAGAAGTTAAGCAAGAAATCTATTATTTGTTTAGGCTTGTCATTATCTATAATGGCAGGCTTTTTTATTGTCCAGACGATGATTGTATTTGGCTTTTTAAAGTCTGGCTATGAGTACGATCTGTTTGGGTATGCTTGTATAATTCTATTCTCTCCTCCTTTCTTTTCTTTTGTTAAAGAGTTCTTGGATACGGTTAACTCTAACGAGAGAGAACTACTAGAAGAACTGACTAGGAAGAACACATACCTTGAACACGCAGCAAAGATTCTTAGACACGATATGCATAGCGGAATCAACACTTATCTGCCAAGAGGAGTGAGTTCTTTGAGAAGAAGACTATCTGATGAGAAGATCAAGGAATTCAAACTGGAAGCACCTTTACGTCTTATCAATGAGGGGCTAGAGCATTCTCGTCAGGTTTATCGTGGAGTTTACGAGTTCACCAACCTCGTAAGAGACGGAGAAAGCATCAGCAAAGAATTGGTTAAATTGGATCAGGCTCTGACTGAGTATCTTAGGAGGACTTCCTATGCAGATCAAGTATTGATATCAGAACTACCAGAGGCTGAAGTCAATGAGCCTCTGTTCTGTACAGCAGTTGATAACTTAATTCGTAACGGACTTAAGTATAACGACTCCAAGACTAAGAAAGTGGAGATTTATATGGATGAGGGATCTCTTGTTGTTCAAGATAATGGCAGAGGCATCAGCCAAGAGGAGTTTGACGAACTTAGTAAGCCATACACAAGAAAGAAAAACCAAGAAGAAAAGGGCACAGGCTTAGGCTTAAACATCTGTGTTGCCATATTTAAAGAGCACGGATTCGATATATCAGTAGAGAAACTGGATATCGGAACAAAAATAAGGATAGGGATATGATTAATTCAATTTTATTGGTGGACGATGAGAACTTGTTTCACCTAGTCTTCGAGGATGCTTGCAGTCTCTTAGACATTACACTGAACTTAGAATCTATTAGTTCAGCAGATCAAGCAGCAAATATGTTTAGGGATTGGCAAGGCAAGCCCAAAATGAAACCAGACTGTGTTTTTGTCGATCTTAACATCATTGGATCTTCTTTCGATGGTATCGAGCTTATTAGAAAGATCAACTTTGAATATGGAAATGGTGTTGTTATTGGAATCATATCTTCTTCTGAGGATAAACAAGAGATTGACAAAGCAATAGAGGCAGGAGCACAGTTTTGGATTGTCAAGAGCGATGACATTGAGCCAAGACTTGAGCAGTTTAAAGAAGACTACGAGGGCTATTGCAATAGGATCAATCCTTTTAAGGTATATGTATGAGACTAACAGAAGAGACAGAACTGTCGTTTATAAGCCTTTTAGAAGAAAGGGGCATAAGATTAGAGGGAAACATATTAAAGGTGCTAGAAACCGATTCTGAACCCTTTAAAGACTATATTCAAAACGGATTATCCAAAGATGATGAGTTAAGAAAGAAAAGGCTTGAGATCACAAGACAAGTTCAAGAACAGAACAAGGAACTTCAACAGAAAGCAGAAGAAAATGATAAGTTGATGAACGAGATCAAACAAGCATTGGCTGATGCAGATCAAGCAAAAGAGGATGCTCTAAACGATTTGGATCTAATGCAAAAGAAGTCTCAGTTTGAATTGATCGGCAGCATCGTTCAAGTAGCCTTATGGATTATTATGGGTGTCGGCGTTATCACGACAATGCTGTATGCTATGGCATTGTTCACTGGCTCAGTCGATACAACGTTATTAGGAAACACTTGGAGTAATCTATTTGGTATCCTATTAACTAACTCCTTCAGTATTATCGGGACTATTATGGGTGTGAAGTACGCCACAGATGATAAAAGTTCTAAAAAAGATGAATAAACAAATCACTCCATTCGTATAAACTATGCTCAGTTAAAGGTGAAATACTCTGTGTAGGGCAGGCTAATCTAATTTATTTTTAACACAGAGGATTGTGGGGTTCAAGTCCCCACCTGAGCACTTAGTTCATTTTATCTGTTGTAACTCAATTATCATTTGATTTCTGTAGATAATTTTAAACTTTGAATAAAACTTTCTTGCCAATCGTATAGAATTCGTAGGAACAGTCTGTTATTATCTGACGAGCCTATTTATTAAGAAACAAAGGAGAGCATCCTTATGGATAAAAGAAAATGGTATAATTATATATTTGAAACTCAGGACGAGACTTACAAGCAGAAATTGTTTAAAGTTCCAGTTCGTTTCAAAGTTAAAAAACTCATGGGCGGAAACAAGTCCGAGACTGAGGATGACTTTCGGGCAGTAGATGCAGTAACGTCACTTTCTCTTCCAAGAGATAGAAAGTCTGATGGGGAGAACTGGTATATGACTTATGATGTTAAGTTTGATTTACCCAATGACGTTGTCGATGTCCCAATGTATGTTCGAAATGATTTGGTTCCGGCTCTTAATGCAGTAAAGGGAGTGGAGATACTTTCTTATGGAGAGGCGTTTCAAGTTTATGACGCTCAGGACGACACAATTGGAGATCCTAATAAAGACAGATCAAAAGTGTTTGGTGGAGATAAGCGAAGGCTCACCAAGAAAGACGACGATATAAGCGGAGAGGGCTAAATCATGATTGAAGAAGCAAAAGACGAGGGCTTAGATAGTTTGAAACCTAAGCCCCCACCGAAACTTGCACCTAGAGGTATTAGAACATTCACAGTATGCAGAAACTATGATGAGAGTGGTGTATCGGGCGAGGGAGTGGTGATCGAGGGTGTTGTTATGGCTACAGGGCAGTGCGTCTTGCACTGGCTATATCCACCACCAAGAGGAGGTATATCAATCTTTGACAGTCTTGACGACTTTCTAAAGGTTCATGTACTACCTCACCCAACAAACAAGACTGTTATTACATTTGAATGTGGAGAACAGCAGAAATATGGAACAGGATGGGAAAATGAAGAAGAACATAATAAAGATAAAAAGTAGTTGGAAAAGATTAGCAGTATTTGATTTCGACAAGACATTGGCTGATACGGAAGAAAGTGTCTTAGTGAGAGACAACGATACCAACAGGATCGTAGATCACTTGAATACTCAATCAGAGTTATCGGATTATATTCTAGATCCAGAGAAACACTATTACGATTTTTCTGAGTATAATTCGGTATCTGATTTCGCCAAGCCAATTAAGCCAACGATTGCCTTGATGAAAAGATTTTGCTCAGAAGAAGAAACCAAAGTCATAGTCTTGACAGCTCGACACAATGAGGCAAGAGAGGCGATATATAATTTCTTGAACAAGCAAGGGATAGACACTGATAAGGTTTTTGTTCGAGGAACTGCCGGTGCAAAACTAAAAGCAGACAATTTGCAAAACTTACTAAATAGGTTCAACATAACAGAAAGTGTCATTATATTTGAGGACAGCCTTGTCAACATCAGAAGTTTTATTCCATTGGAATATAAGAACCCTGACATATCATTTGATTACATTCAGGTTATGAAAAAAGATTTGACTGATGATGAACTATCAGAAGCAAAGAAACATCAGTATCCAACTGGTGAATATGGTACTGAAAAGTATCAAAGAATGTTAAAAAAAATCC